AGATGTGGAAGATTTATAGAACTTATTGGACAGAGCATAACCCAAGCGTCACTGTTAATGTCCACGAAGATGAATGGCTAAGAGTAGGTGCATGGGTTTTTGATAACTTTGATTCAATTGGTGGTATATCTTTCTTACCAGCGAGTGAACATACTTATAAGCAAGCCCCATATCAAGAAATTTCTAAAGATGAGTATGAGGAATGGGTAAAGAAGTCCCCCTCTACTATTCAATGGGAAATGCTTTCAATTTATGAAACAGAAGATGGAACTACTGGAACACAAGAATTAAGTTGTGTTGCAGGTCAATGTGAAATAGTGGATATTAGTAAGTAGCACATGATAAAATAGATTAGAGGTATAAAATGTCCCATCAAGTCTCTAATCTTTACGCTGCTAAAATATATGCAGAACATCCTCTAGGCCTATGGGCATTAGATGATGATTTTGCTTTTCAATCAATATTATCTACAACATATAAAGACTTTGATAATTGGACTCGTGAAAATTTAGTAGTTCTCAGTGCTAGTGCAACCCCTGACGGTTTGCCAATGGCAGATGAACCAGTTTCAATTGTAACAATGTCAGCAGCCTCTTTGGGGTTAAGTCCAAGTGCTAGTTCTTTAAATTTTACAAGAAACTCACTAGATATAAGCAAAGGCACTATATGTATTTCAACATATGTTTATGCCTTTAGTGATTTAGTAGAAAGTTATGATATAGGTTTTAAATATGACTCTGAAGAAAATTTTAAAACAATAACAAGTGATGGAGAAGGCGAATGGCAAAAGATTTCATATACTCACAATATACCCTCAACTAATACCGTCAACATAGTTCCGTTTATAAGAATAAATTATCAAAGCGGAGGACCAGAATCTTCATCAGATTATAATGTTGCAGTTAATGGACTATCTGTTGGTCAATGGTCAGAGATGTTTAATTCTGATACAACTGGATCTATGTCAGCAACTTTAACAGACGCTATTCTTGCAAACATATTACCTTCATCTGGATCTGCGGGTATAAGTATAGTAACAGCAGACTCATACGGAATATCTGAATCATATAATGGATACTACATAATCGATAATAAAAAGATGCTTGCTACAAATAGTAATCTTCCTATGGTTTTTGGATCTAGCAATATTACAAATATAAGACCACCAGTAAGTTCTGGAATGCCATCTATAGTTATTCCAGGAAAAGGATTTTTAAATTCAACTGGTAAATATCTTGAAATGACTGCTGAGTTTTGGTTAAGGGTATATACACAGTCTCCAACACCAATAAGAATATTTGGTCAAATAAATAGTGAAGATGGTTTGTATGTTGAAGAAGAATTTTTAACACTAAGAATAGGAAAGTATACTAAGTCATACTTTGTAGGAAAATGGTATAGACCTATGCTAATAGACATTAGATATAAAGTTGATTCAGCAGAACTACTAGTAAATGGTGACTTAGCATTTCAAATGACTATTGATGCAGAAGAGTTAATACTACCACCTTCTTATTATGACTATCTTGGATTTTTTGGACACGAAGATGTTTACCCATTTGATTTAGACTGTGTTGCTATTTACTCTTACATAGTTCCAGAACAAGTTGCAAAAAGAAGATTTATTTATGGTCAAGGTGTAGATAACCCAGAAAATATTATTTCTAATTTTGATGGAGAGTCAGTATATATAGATTTTCCATATGCTAAATATACAAGCACAATTAATTATCCAGACATGACTGGATGGAATGCTGGATTCTTTAGTAACCTAAACACGACTTCTAAATATTTAACATTTCCACAATACTCTGTTCCAGAAGTTGTGTTTGGTGGAGACGTAGGAGCAGTATTTGATGTTGACGTTGAATCTAGAACTTGGAACGATGCAAATGAAAGAACTTGGGGAGAATGGTTTATTGGATTATGGGATAACGTAAGATTAATTTACTCTGCAGAATTTTATACAGACAACTACTCTATTCAAAATGAAAACTATCCATTTATAAAATTAAGACCTAATACGGCTTATGATCCTGTATATCCAACAATTTACTTTGAATCAGCAAACCCAATAGACACTCCTGTTAAATCAATATTTGGAACCTTTAAGTCTCCAGATGCTTTGCCAACAACAGAGCAAGTTTTAATGTATTTTACAAACAAAGTTAACTCTAATACATTTAAAGTATCCCTTACAAACAGTGATTTAAAGTATATATTTACTAACTCATCTGGGTCAACACTTATTCAAAGCAGATCAATATCAGCAAGTACAAACTTTGTTGCTGGTTTTGACATAGAAGAAATTACAAATAACTATAACGCAGTAATTGGAAACTTTTTCTCTAACCCACAAAACATATCAGTTAATTTAGGAGGGTATGAACAATCAGTATTTGATGGAAAGATATACGGACTAACATTTAATAATAGACTATTTACAGATAAAGATTTAAACTCTTATATAGATGAAGATGGAATATTTGAAACTGCCCATGATGAATATTTATTTACTTATATAGGAAACTATACAATGACAATTCAAACAGCCAATAGGGGTGTCGTGCTAGACGTAGGAGTTACTGGGTACTGGGAAGACGCAGTCCCATTGTCATACTTTGGAAAGTTTGTCCAGTCAGAAACATCTACCTCGTATTATGACCTAGATATGATTCAGTTTAATATAGACTATCCATCACCCCTAATTACTAGTGGTAATATTTTAAACTCAACAGAAGATGATTTTAGAATAAAGTCATATATTACTTTACAAAATTTTGAAGAAGTAGGAGAAATACCTTACTCTAACTATACCCAAATAGAATCTATAGGCTCTAATAGAGTTTTAGATTTTGACAATACTGAAGATATCATAACTACAAAGTTTGAAGTAGTTGATGGAACTGTTATATTTCCACCTAAAGAATTAGTTGACTTTGAAGAATATTATATTACTACCCATCTAGAAGCAAGATCGAGGGGTATAAATAGTAAGCCTCTCTTATTAAAAAGAATGTCACTATCATCACTAGCATTTGATGAAACAGACTTTTATTCTATAGGAACTAGAACAGGTAATGATATATATCCATTTACAAGATATGATTCAAACTATTCTTATAAAGATAAAAACCCTTTCGTAATATATAAAGAATCTACCCCATATTTATATCTAACTGGAGATTCTGGAATCTCTGTTTTAGACTATAATACAAACGCTGATAGAGGAATATCTATTCCTATAAATCAACAAAATAGTTCTGATTACTTGCTCGGTGGAGTCCAGTTGTGGATGTTTTACAACCAATCAGAAACAATTGATCAAACAGTTAAAATTGCTAGAATTACAGCAATAGATAAAACTATTGATCTATACTTGATACCAGAAACTAGCGGCAAGAGAGCAAAGATTGCTGCCTATGACCCCAACACTGGTATTCAAGATTTTAATGTTCAATTCTATCAAAACGGGGTATTGTTAGAAAATCCATTTATAGAACCACTATCTTGGACTTCTATAGTATTAGCCTTTGGAGAATCTTTAGATCTAGATTCATATACTGGACAATTAGAACTATACAAAGGATTATTATTTAATAACATAGCCTTGTTTAAAAAGTCTACAGATATTCTTGGAACTACTATAGAAGTTTATAGTTGGCAAGACTTTAGACAAATTACAACTATTATTGATGGGGAGTCTGTAGAGGTTCCTCAAACATGGGGAAGCAAGATAGATAACATATGGGCTGATTTCCCAGAAGAAGTAATAAATGTTACCTATACTATAGATGGACGAAACATATATGAGTCCTATTTAGGTCTTTCTAAAGCAGTTTCTGATGATGAAAGTGTATTATTAATCAATTCAGATGGAATAAATATACTAACTAACGTAACATGGGATCAATATAGCGGTAGACCAGTATAATATGGTACAATTGGCTATATGAAAAAGCCACAAGCAAACAAAAACGGTAAATCTAAGTTAACAGTAATAGAAAAAGCCTCAGAACATGGCATATATGTGTGGCAAATGAACCATAATGGAAAGGCTTTTGGAGACGGTCGTGGTAACGTTATGAATATTCCAGGTAATAGGTATGATTTAGAAAAATTAAACAAAATAACTCAAGCAGCCAAGTATTATGGTGCTCCAGCAGGGAAGGCAATATTTATGGCAGGGGTTAGAAGAATAACTGACGAAGAGCACTCAGAACAAATTGACAGAATGAAACAAGGATTAATTGCTAGTGAAACAGATATCGGTGCATGGATGGATGCAGAAAGAGGGATAAAGGCTAATGGAGAATAACGAACTAGAATCTATTGCAAGAATAGATAATCTAGATAGAATGGAAAAGCCATCTAAAAGTGATGACTTTATGGTTGATGCTGAAGTTGCTAAAACTTATTCTGGACTAGACTCAAACTTTAAACGTAGGGCAACTAGAAATATAAATAAGGCCTATACAGGGGTAGATAATACAGGATCTAAGCAACTATTCCCAGAACAAGATATAGTCACAGCCTATGGCCTCTATGACGTTGTAGTGCCACCTTACAACATGGACGAACTAGCATTCTTTTACGAAAACTCATTTGCTAACCATGCTGCTATTAATGCTAAAGTTTCTAATATCGTAGGTCTTGGATATTCTTTTATAAACACAGATGCTACTGTAGCCAGATTAGAAGAAGCAGAATCTGAAGAACAACTTTTAAGAGCACAAAGAAAACTACAAAGACTTAAAAATGAAATGGGTAACTGGCTAGAAAGCCTAAATGACGAAGATACATTCAGCCATATCTTAGAAAAAGTATACACAGACGTTGAGTCAACAGGAAATGGATATATTGAAATTGGTCGTAAAGTCAATGGAGACATAGGATACATTGGCCACATTCCTTCAACTACTATACGTGTTCGCCGTATTCGTGATGGATATGTTCAAATTGTAAACCAAAGAGTTGTTTATTTTAGAAACTTTCAAGGTAGAGAATCAAATATTATAACTAACGACAACAGACCAAACGAACTTATTCATATTAAGAAATACTCACCTAAGACTTCATACTATGGAGTTCCAGATACCGTAGCCTCTTCAGTTGCTATGGTTGGAGATAATTTAGCGGGTAGATATAATATCGATTACTTTGAAAACAAAGCAGTTCCAAGATATATAGTTACTTTAAAAGGAGCAAAACTATCATCTGATGCAGAAGATAAGTTATTTAGATTTTTACAATCAGGTCTTCGTGGTCAAAACCATAGAACTCTTTACATACCACTTCCAGGAGATTCAGCAGATAACAAGGTTGAATTTAACATGGATCCAATCGAAAACGGAATCCAAGAAGGGTCATTTGAAAAATATCGTAAATCAAACCGTGACGATATCTTAATGGCTCATCAAGTTCCATTCTCTAAGGTAGGTGGGGGTGCTGGAGTTTCAATAGCATCAGCCTTATCCTCTGACCGTACCTTTAAAGAACAGGTTGCAAGACCAGCCCAAAGAAACTTAGAAAAGGTAATTAATAAAATTGTTAAAGAAAAGACAGACATGCTTCAATTTAAACTTAACGAACTAACCCTAACTGACGAAACTACTCAAAGTCAGATTGACGAAAGATACTTGCGTATGCAGGTAGTCGTTCCAAATGAGGTTCGTGAAAGACTTGGCTATCCATCTCGTATGGGAGGTCAAGATCCTATTGTCTTGGGTGCTCAACAAAGAGCAGAAGTAACATCTCAAGCAACTGGAAATAGAATGAGAGATCAACAAAGAACTGACAATAATAGCGATTCTCCTTCAACCACTACAGGCAGAGGTCCTGGTGGCGAGGGTAGAACTGTACTGTAAAAGTTACTTTTTTTAAATCTCTTATAAACACTTATATAATGGAAGTAGTATGACTAATTTGCATAAAGCATTTTGGCACTCTGAAGATAACTCTATCAAGTTATCCATGCCAATTGCCAAAGTCGATAAAGAAAGACGAATGGTTTCAGGGTTCGCAACCCTTGACAATATTGACAAGCAGTCAGATATTGTCCCAACAGATGTTAGCATTAAAGCCTTTGAAAGATTCAGAGGAAATCTTCGTGAAATGCACATGCCTATCGCAGTCGGTAGAGTAATGTCATTTAAGTCTGACAAATTTTATGATAGAGAAGAAGATAAATTTTATAATGGAGTGTACGTAGATGCATATATTTCTAAAGGTGCTCAAGATACTTGGGAAAAAGTTCTTGACGGTACTCTTTCTGGCTTTTCTATTGGTGGCAGCATCAAAGATACTGAGGATCAATACGATCCAGAAATGGATAAATCCATTAGGGTTATTAAAGATTACGAACTCCACGAATTATCGCTTGTAGCTATTCAAAAAGCAGAAGATGGACAAAATACTTTTGAGGGTATAATGACAAAAATGTCACTTGAAAATGTATACTGGTCTAAAGATAATAGTCTAGTTAGACTATCTAAAGAAGAAGATCAAAGATCTGGAGAAGTTTTAATAGGTTTTGTTGAAACAACAGATGAAGAAAAAAACGATGTAATTAAAAATTTAATCAAATCATATGGAACTATGACAAATGAAAATGTTCCTAATAAAAACCCAGAAACAATTAAACCTAAGAAAAAGAAAGATGAAGACGAAGAAGATATGGACAAGGCTTCAAATATTAGAGTTGGCGACATGGTATCTTGGAACTCAAGCGGTGGAACCGCAAGAGGTAAAGTTACTAGAGTCGTTCGCAATGGAAAAATAAAAGTTCCAAATAGTTCTTTTACTATTACAGGAACTCCAGAAGATCCAGCAGTTGCAATCAGAATCTACCGTGACGGTAAACCAACTGATACTATTGTTGGACACAAGATGAAAACTTTAAGAAGATCTTCATCTAAAGCAGAAGGTATTGACTTATCTTCTGACAATTCCAAAAAGGAGGGGAATGAAATGGCAAAAACAAAACAAGAATCAGCACCAGTTGCTGAAGAAACAAAAGTTGAAAAAACAGTAACAGCAGAAGACGAAGTAGTCGTTGTAGACGAAATCGTTAAGTCTGAATCTGGAGATGCAGAAGCACCAGCAGAAGCAGCAGCAGAAGCAGTAGAAGCACCAGCCGAAGTAGAGGCACCAGCCGAAGCAGAAGCAGTAGCAGAAGCAGCAGAAGCACCAGCAGAAACTGAAGTTGCAGTTGAAGACGCTGCCACTCCTACTGAAGAAGCCGAAAAAACAATTGAGGCTACTGACTTAGAAAAGGCTGTAGAAACAGTTCAAACTTC